ATAAATTATTAGAATCAATCATAGTAGAATCGGGTGTAAACGTTGGTGATTTATTAATTGGTGACAAAAACGCAATATTAATTTCTAGTAGAATATTGGCATATGGTCCAGAATATAGTGTAACTATAAATGACCCAAATGAAAATGAATCAGTTGATGTTAAGGTTGATATGTCTAAATTGAAAATAAAAGAAATAGACGAATCGTTATTGAGTAGAACAAACGAATATGAGTATGTATTACCAAAAACGGGAGTACCTGTTAAATTCAAATTATTAACTCATTTTGATGAACTTGCAATACAAAAAGATATTGATGCCAGTGAAAAAGCATTAAAACAATCCAATGAAATTACTACGAGATTGAGAAGAGTTTTGACTGAGGTTAGTGGAAATAGAGATTTAGGATATATTAGTAATTTTGTTATAAATCAATTACAGGCAGCAGACTCTCGTTCTTTGAGAAAATATATTCAAACATTAACACCGGATATTGATTTATCATTTGATTATACCTCACCATTTACGGGAGAGACGGAGGCTCTTAAAGTCCCAATAGGACTTGACTTTTTTTACCCTGCCGACTAATTATTCAACGGTATTACACCAACAAATATTTAATCTAATTTATAATTCCAATGGTGGTTTTACTTGGAATGATGTATATTATATGCCCATTAAACTTAGAGAGTTTTATTGGAGAGAATTATTAAAAACAAAAGACGCAGAAGCTGGTGTTTACGAAAAAGCAATGAATAATAATACAACTTCAAAAACAGCCAGAAGAAGATAAAAAAGTATATTTAATATTTATTATAGAATAACTTCATTAAATGGCTAAAAATACAAATAAATACAGACCGGTAACTACCAGTAGTGACAATTCTATGGAAAGAAGTATAACTTATTTCAATAAAAATGTCACTAATTTTGCTCAGTCAACGGATGAACTTATTAGAAGTATAAATACATTTACTAAATCGGTAGATTCTTTTAAAAGTAGTGTAGAAGAACAAAAAAAGGAATCCAAAAAAAATAACAAAGAAAACAAACCAAGCCCAGCTGGGGGTGGTAGTAAGAAAAAACCATTTACAGAAAATAAAGCTTGGGCAAATAAAACACAAAAAGGATTAGACAAATTCCAAGCTCGTGCAAATAAATTAGGATTAGGTAGATTACAACAATTTACAAACGATGTATTCGGAAAGAATGCAACCAAAAAGATGACCAGAGGAATGGCCAAATTTACCGGTGCAATTCAATCCAAAGGTGGTGCAGGTGGATTGGGTAAAGCGGGTGTGGGTAGAGCTATGAGTGGTTTGGGAAGTGTAGCCGGTGGTGTACTTAGAATGGCCGGCCCTATTGGTGCAATTGCGGGCATTGCAAAGATGGCATTTGATTTTTGGGATAGTGGTGGCCTTGCAAAATTACAAGTTGCAGGTAAAATGCTTAGTGGAAATAAGATGACCGGAATGGATGATTTGAAGGGGGTACAAGATTCATTGGAAGGAACTGAACAATTCCGTAAACTTAATGCGGATTACAATTATAAGATACCTGTACAACTTAGGCAACAGGCCGAAGATGATATGTTCAATTATCGAAAAGGAATCGAATCAGACCAATTACAATATGACCAGAGTTTGGTTAAAGATAAGTTAGACCACGAACTGGGATTGAGAAAAGATGCATTACAATTTCAATTTCAACAGGCAATGGAAACATTGGATGCAGAAATTGATAAAAGAAAGGCAATATCCGCATCGGGAATGTCGTTTATAAGTAAATACTCAACGGTTTCGGAAAGAGCATTGAGAGCAATTGGTTCCTCAACAAAAGCTATAATAGAAGGTGTTGGTAAATTTCAATCTATATTTGGTGGCACTGTAAAAGATAGTTTTGCATTAAATGAACAGGCAGCAGGATTGGCTTATCATTTCGGTGGAAGTGCAGATGATGTGATGAACATGACCAATATGTTTAGGTTGATGGGCAAGACATCAGGCATCATGGCCCAAAATTTAATTGCCGGAATAACCAAATTTGCAAACCTAAATAAATTGGCACCTCAAGCTATATTTGCACAAATCAAAGATGCAGGTGAAGATATATACAAATTTAGTAGTGGAACTGCTGATAACTTTGTAAAACAAGCTGGCCTACTTAGTAAAATGAGTGTATCTATGTCTCAAATGATGAAGGCATCGGATTCAATGGTTTTAAACTACAAAGATAGCATTAAAGCAGAGATGAGTTTATCTGCTATGCTCGGAAAAAATGTAAACCTTTCCGAAGTAAGAGCTAGATTGATGAGTGGAGACCAAGCCGGCGCAGCATCGGCACTTAAAACGGCATTGGGTGGTGTAGATGTTGGTTCTATGAACGCATTCCAAAAGCAAGCATTAACACAAGCTACCGGAATGGATATTTCGGCATTGATGGGATTACAACAAGGTAAAGGTGGTGGATTAACGGGGGACTTAACTGCTGAAAAAGCTAAAGGTGCAGCATTTGCAGAAGGTGCACTGAAGGCAGACATAGGTGGAGCAGCTGCAAAATTAGCATTAGAACAAAAACAAAGAGAAAAATTATTAGCATTTGAACAAAGGCAACGTATGATTATGTTGCAATTGGAACAGGCACAAAGACTTGATGGAATTTTCTTAGAACAAAAGTACAGAGCATTAGCTGCAGAAAAAGATTACAAACAAGCAAAAGAAACAATGGCAGCCGAAGTAATGGCCGAAGCTGCATCAAACTTTGCATTAAATGCAGCAACAGGAAACGCATCGTCTTTAAATATTGCCGGTTTGAAGGATGCCGCAATGCAAAAAACAATTCTCGGAAATATAGCCGGAATAGACAATAGTGTAAGTAATTTGATAAGTTCGGGTCAAATTAAAGGAACCGATATGAGATTGGTTGAATATCTTACAAAAAAAGATGATATTTTAGCAAATGCTAGTAAACAAACTCCTGAACAAATAAAAGTGGCGATAGAAACTGCATATAACAAAGTATTTGCAGCCGAAGTAGAACAACAGAAAAAAGCAGAAGCTGCACAGGCTAAACAAAATGAAAGACTTGTAAACATTGCAAAAGCAATGGATGATATAAATAGATTAAAGGGTGGGGCAGACAAAGATACATTTGAAGCATATGTAAAAAAATATAACGTTAGTCAGAAAGAAAGAGTTGAAGCGGGAAAATTATTAAATACAGGAAACACATTGGGTAGAGGCCTAAAATCCGGTGTAACCACCACAGGTAAACCAACCGTAACAATTCCTCCAACGGTTAATAAACCAGTCGTAGACACACTTAAAAGTACGGGTGATAAACAAATAGTAGCTACGACAAAATCAACGGATTTACAAACAAAAGAATTAAGTGAATCAATGTACTCTATAAAGATACAAAAAGAAATGGTTGCATTATTAGGATTAAACGCGCAAATTTCACAACAAATTTTTGAGAACACCAAAGGGGATAGAACTATTACTATTGCTGGTAATAGATTAAACGATACATTATTAAATCAGTCTCGTAGAAATTACGGAGTAGCAAGAACTGCATAATATTTGGAATAAAGATATTTATAACTAAATAGTATTATTCTTAAAGATGCCAACAATACAAGATTTATTCAAACAACAGAAAAACGACCTATACGGAAAGTCCGAAAATATCAGAATTGAAAGTAGAGGTTTTATCAATCCACCACGTGTGGCTGCACTACTTACATCTTCACCAAGTAAAATTGGAGATATAATTGGTAATCAATTAGGTGGTGCATTAGGTGGTTCTGCAAATAGACCATCCGATACAATATTTAAAGGAACTGCATTTTTTAGAAAACCAGTAAGTTTACCGGCAGTTACACAGGCATTATTAAGAGATGCAATTGAACCTGATAGAAAATATTTTGTAAAAGAAGCTCCTGCACCAAATTCAATAATTGGAAAAATAAAGCAAGGTGCATCTTCTCCGGTTGGTGTTGCTGCAACCGTTGCACAGCAAGCACTAAATAAAGTTGGTTCACCAACCGCATTAAAAAAATTAGCAAGAGATTTAAAAACTAAAATAGGCCCGGCTCAAGGATATGGTCCAGGATTGGGAAGAACTCAACTAGGGGGTAAACCATTGGGTGGGGATAGAAAGTTTTCGGAATATAAAGAAGTAATTGATTTAAGTCTACTTAAACCCTTAAACCCACAAGTCAGTATATTAACAGATGAAATGGTAAAGAGTTTAGAATTAAGAAGTGCCGTAGAAAAAGCTGGATGGGATGGTGGAAATAAACTCATAAACGAAACTGAAAAATATGATGATTTAAATAAATTACAAGAAGATATAAAAAAATACAGACCTACAAATCAGGTATGGGTATTATTTAAAAAACAAGGTAATAAATCTACTATTCCATTTGTTGGTTCGGTTACAGGATTAAGTGAAGATATTCAACCTGAATGGACTAATTTCAGATATGTGGGTTCACCATTTAAAGTGAATAGATATCAAGGTGTTGAAAGGAGTTTAAAATTTAATTTAAAATTATATTATACAACTGTAAAAGAAAAAAATGTAATGATTAAAAAGGTTAACTATCTTAAATCATTGGCATTTCCATATGACGAAATTTCACAAATGACATATGGTGGAAATACACAAACATCACAATATGCATTTTCTCCCAATTTAGTATATCTTACAATTGGTGATATGTATAAAAACATTTATGGATTTATAGAAAATTTATCATTTTCAGTTGAAGATAATACTACATGGCCATCGGCAGACCCGAATGGATTACAAGATGGTAGACCATTATTGCAAAGAATATTTGGAGTAAAAAACGATAATACATTATATCCATCGATAATAGATGTATCAATTAGTTTAAAAATAATTGAAAACCATCAAACTGAAACCAAAGGTGGTATTACAAAATACAAATATAATTTTGATGGATTATCTTATGAAAAAGACGGACAAACCGAGTCAAAAACATATAAAAATGTATTTGGAATAGAGGACAATTTTAATATATCCGAAACTAAGGAACAATAATGGCAAATAGATATCAATATAGTGAAACTTTACTTACCAATGGTACAAAGAAAAGGTATATGGGTAGTGTGATTTATCCAAAAATAAAACCATCAAATGATGACATATATATTATAAGTGAATCAAGTGATAGATTGGATATACTTGCATCTAAATACTATGGTGATAAAACTCTGTGGTGGATTATTGCAACTGCTAATAATTTAAATGATGCATCTTTGTCAATTACCCCTGGTACTCAAATGAGAATACCATCTAATATATCTAAAATATTGAATGATTTAGAAAAAATAAATAAATAAGTTATGCCATTTCCATTTGTAGCACCATTAAAAAAATGGACAGTTGATAGATTAAAAAAAAGAGAAAAGGATAGAAATTATATTACTACTCTATCTCCATTTGCAATGATAACAAGTGGTGCAGTTGTTTTGAAAGGAAAAAAGACAACCGAAGAAATTAAAAAATTTTACGAAAAACAAGATTACGGAAGTGATGCATATTATGGGTGTGTGGTAACGAACACAACTGATATTAGAAAATTATATCAAAGTGGAAAAACAATAGTAGGTTATGATTTAAATGGTAAAGAAATTGTTGTAGAGGGTGAAACGAATAGAAGAGTATCGGTACCAATAATACAAAGTATAGAAATAGATACGGATGGTGGTAATAATACTTTAAAAACTGCACAGGTTAAAATTAAAGTGTTTACATTGAAACAATTGGAAATGTTTGAATTGTTTTTTTTAAGACCAACTATGAATGTCGTATTGGAATATGGTTGGAGTTCGGATATTGGAAAAGGAGAATATGCTACTACAATCGATTCTAAATTATTTGCAAAAAAGAATTGGAAAAAATATAAAGAAGATTATTCTGCTGGATTTTTAGATAAAGAAAAGAAAGGTTCGTATATAACTACATTGGAAGAAACCGGTGGTGAATATGATTATATGGTTGGTAAAGTTACAAATTTTTCATATTCTCCACAAGAAGATGGAACATATGATATTGATTTACAAGTTTCAGCAGGAAATGAATTACAATTATGGCCTGCTATAAAAGCAGCTAGAGAAAAAACTAATACGGCTAGAAAAAACAATACACCAATAACAAATTATAAATCAATTATAAGTAAAATATCAATTGATTTGGGTATCGAAGAATTAAAAACAAAAGTTTTTGCAGATGAATCTAAATGGAAAGACGAATTTTTTAATTATGGTGTAACCAATGAAAAACAGAAAAATACGACAGTATCAAAAACTCCGTATATTTCTATGAAAGCAATTATTGCAATAATAAATAATTTAAAAATATTATCAATAACCGGTGACGATATCGTAGTAACATATGAACATAAAGGAAAACCAATAATACCTGTAAATTCAAATCCAAACCTGATATCAACAAATGAATATGTTTTATTTCCAGGAGATTTACCAAAAGTTACAATTTCACCTGACGGCCCTTCAACTATAATGGATGTAACCAAACGAAACGATTGTAAAATAAATGGAAAAAGTTTCAATATAAATAACAAAGCTATTTATGATTTTGAAAATGGTAAAGAACTAGAACCGGGTAAAGAAGAAATAGATGACTTAAATACTGGTGAAAAAACTCAAGTAAACTCAAATATAGGAAATTTATTAAATGTATTTTTTAGTTACGATAGATTTTTAGAAATATTTGACGCAGGTAATAATATAGCAGATATAATAAATCCAGTATTATTGACAATTTCAGATGCAATGTTAGGATTGTCTAAATTAGAATTACAAAAACCACAGGATAGTAATAAATTTCAAGGATTAGAAATTATTGATACAAAAATACAACAACCAGCACCAACACCAGAACCATATAAATTTAAAATAGGTGCACAAAATTCGATTGTTAAGAATTTTACTTTCAATATGGAAATGAGTACTCTAATGCAAGCCCAGGCATTGTATTCTAGTCAACTTGCAATTGCAAAAGCACAGAAAAAAATTAGTACAGATGGTTCAAGAGAAATAGATACCATTACATCCGCAGATATGTCATACGCAATAAATGCAGATGGGTATTTTTCTGTAAATGATATGGAAATTTACATTGTTACGGAAGCACTTAAAAAAGAGACTACCACAAAAACATCAAATACGGAAGATGCTAAAAAGAAAAAGGAAGAAGATGACAAACTAAAAGAGGCTATACAATCTAAATACATTAAGTTTCTAGGTGCTAAAGAAGTAAAATATATGGTATATCAAGATAGTGGATTAGTTCAATTATATTTATTACCAAAATTGGTAGTAAATTCAGTTGCGCTAACTTATTTAGACATATCGGTAGAAATCGATGGAATGGCAGGATTTAGTTGTGGTGAATATTTTCAAATAGAAGGTATTCCTGAAATTTATAATAAAAATGGATATTTTCAAATAACAAATGTAAAACAAGGTATCGATGAGAATGGTTGGAAAACTACAATTGAAGCTGGATATTTAATAAAAACAACATAATATGTATACTGATTTAATTAAAGGAAAAATTACATATTCTTTGGATTTCCCAAAAACCATAGTTCCATCACCACAAACATTGGATTATGAAAATGGTTTTATAGAACGATATTTTGCCCAAAGAGCAAATGATTCAAATGCTTTTGTTTTTGAAATAAATTTGGAAGAGTATAATAAATTATCAACAAACCCATATTGGTCGGTAGATAAAATGAGATGGAGATTAAACGGCCCAATTGATAGTGTTTATTCATTAAATGGATTGTTGGTAGATGTTGGAGTTCGTTCTTCAAATTTGGCATCCATATCTATAATAAGTGAAAAGATTAAAAACATAGATTTATATTTAATAAATCCATTACAATTTTATAAATGATAAAAATCATAAATAAATTTGGAAATAAAAATAATTTTAAGTATATTTAATTATATAAAACAAATAAGTTATGAAAGAGTATAAACACTTATCCGCAGAGGAAAAACAACAAATGTTATTTGATTGGCGTTATAGAGGATTCACTACAATTGAATTATTAACGGAAGCAGAAGTTGACGAAATCAACGAAGAATTAAATCGTTTAAGATTGGAAAGAAACGAAGCTGAACCTGAAAAATGGCAAGAATTCGAACCATTCATGTATCCACACAAATTATCTCCAAAATTGGAAAAATTATTTGTACACCCAAAGTTAATTGAAGCAGCAGAATTTTTAATGGAAGGTGATGTAATAGGAATGCAAACATGGGCATATTTTAAACCAAAGGGTGAATTGGGTAGAGACCAACATCAAAATGGATTTTACACAGGATGTAAGCATAATGAAATTATTAACGCAGCAATTGCATTAGATAATCACGATGAGAGTAATGGTTCGGTATGGAACTACGAAGGTTCTCATTTGTTACCAGTTTTACCAATCGAAGATAATGAAGAAAGAAAGAAAACAAATACAGGCAATTGGAGAAGTGAGAGGGGTAAGAGTTGTGTAATGCCTGAAGGTCATAACTTTAAAAAGATTCCTGGAATTTTGAAAAAAGGTCAATGTGCAATATTACATTCACACGTTGTACATGGTAGTGAACCAAATAGAGATACAACTAGAATGAGGAGAAGTTATTTAACATCTTACTTAAAGCAAGGTGCGGATTTCAAACCAGGTAATCAAATGAAAAGAGAACCAATTGATGTTTATGAATTACGTCAAAAGCATTGGGGAGAATAAATTTTGTAAATCAAAATATTTTTAGTATATTAGTAGGGTATGATTAATCTAATTGAAGATAAGTCTACCCTACTTTCTTTTTTGGGTGGAAATATAAATATTGACCTTATAATTCCTGTGTGGAGTTCTCATAGAGCACATCCATTAGGAAGTCGTTTGTCTTTTATATATTTTAGACAATCAAATGGTGATGACGGTATTATTAATTTCAATCATATAGATGCAAAAAAGTTAGACAAATTTGATATATCTAAATTAGTGCACGTAAATACATTAGTTTTAGACAATAGGTATTTAAACACCATAGGATTGGATTATGAATGGGTATACTTTGAAGAGAATGGGAAACCATTTATCTTTAATGAGGTCGTAGAATCGGTTTATAGAGGGTATAGAAACGACTTTAAGGAGTTGAATGATTGTGTACCTTTAATGAAATGGTTGGAAATACTTAGGACAATCCCAAATATCAGTAAAAGAGAAGAATGGTATAGAAAATATACATCAGCAATCAACACATTGGGAAGGCTGGAAGGGGCTGGGGTAAAAGTCGTCAGAGAAAAATTTATTGATAGTTTTAACTTCAACGAGCAATACATCCGTAAAAATGATATAGTCTACACACAATATAATCCATATACAACAACCGGCAGACCTTCAAATCGTCACCTTAACGTCAATTACTCTGCGTTAAAAAAGTCCGATGGAACGAGAGAAATGTTTATTAGTCGTCATCCAATGGGAACTCTATTACAATTTGACTATGAGTCTTATCACATTCGTTTGATTGCGAAAATGATTGGGTATGAATTCCCAAAGGGTACTACGGCTCACCAACACCTTGCAAACCTTTATGGGTGTGATTTGGAGACGGCAAAGAAAATAACCTTTACATATTTGTATGGGGGATTAGACGACAATGCAAGAGGGATAGAGTTTTTCCAAAAAGTTGACCAATACATTAAGGGATTATACCAAAGGTTCGTCATTTCGGGAAAACTTACGACACTCTTATATAAAAGAGAAATACTATTTGATAGAATCGAAACTCCCAACGAACAAAAGGTATTCAACTACTTATTACAATCATTGGAGACTGAAATCAATTATATGAAGATTGGTGAGGTATTGGAGTATTTGAGTGGGAAAATGTCAAAAATGATACTTTATACTTACGATGCCTTTCTTATAGACACCCATCCTATTGAAAGAGAAAATCTTTTAAACGACATTAAAACCATAATGGAGAAGGGGGGTTTTCCGGTAAAAATCGAAGAAGGTGAGAATTATAACAATTTAGAGGTTATAAGTTAAAAAATTATATTTATATCATATAATTATAGTTAAGATAATAGAATAGATATGTCAATAAATTTCCAAGAAATCCTTAAAGAATTAGAATATCGTGTTGATACCGGTATTATTGATTTAACAAAAGAGAAACAAGTTACAACATTAGTAGAAATTTTAAGAGAGAATAAAGTAAGTAATGCAAATGAGGTTGCACAAAAAGTAAGAGTATATTTTTCTTATATAAATGAAGCTTCTAAAAAACAACCATTAGAAAAAGTATTAGCTCAAAAATTTGTAAATCCAGATACCGATAGAGAAGTAACTGTTGCATCTGCATTAGGTTATGAGAAAAACAAAAAAGCATATGGTATTGCAAAAGGTATGATGCGTACTGCGGGATATTCAAGCAAAGATATCGATATGGTAGATGCAGGTCCCGATGACGAAGAAAAACCAAAAGGTAAAAAATTAAGTGGTTCGGATTTTGCTTCATCTGCCGAAAAGTCAAAACAAAAAGAAAAACCACAGGATAAAAAATTAAAGCGTACAGAAGCACAAACCAAAAGACAAAGATTAAATGATGCTTCACTTGTTAATATAGTAAAAAATGGATTGATACCTACACAGGAAAAAAAATTATCTGGTGCAGGTGTATTCGACCCAACCGAAGAACAATTAACATTGTCTTTAGATTTTTTCCAAAAGAGATTGAAAAATCCTGACTACGAATTGGATTTGCCTAGATATGATGTTTCGGAAGAAGATATTGATAGAACAATCGAAGTAATGCGAAATGAATTAGGCCCAAAAGAATTTAGTAGAGTGATGGGTTCTATTCAAAAAGCAGGTGGTGTAGACCCTAAATTAACAACAGGAGAAGCAGGTAAACAGAGAGCTAGAGATATTATTAGATTATATTTAAGTCATGGTGGTAGAAGTGCAGTTACCGGTAAGGTAGTTCCATTTAATCAAATGCAATTAGACCATAGAATTCCATATTCAAATGCAGCTAGAGATGTTGCGGATAAGAAAAAAAGAGGAATTAAAACTACATTATTAGCAGAACAAGATAGATTAGATAGTCCTGAAAACTGGGATTTAATGGAAACATCTTTGAATCAATTAAAAAATTCATTAGAAGGTGATAAATTAATAGCTAGAATCAACCAAAAACTATCACAATCACCAGAAGAAAAAGAACTTAAAAAATTAGAACAAGAAGTTAAAAATATAAGAGAAGCTAAATTATTACAAAATTTAGTAGATTCATTTGGTAAAGGTGATTTTTCTGGATTAAATCAAGCTAGTATAGAAGATATGTCAGGTGATGAAATAGACATAGTTATGAAAGCTTGGAACTATTGGCATCCAAACACATCTGATGCAAATTCATTTAGAAAGATGGACCCGAAATATGATGAAAAACTAAAAAGGAGGGGTATAAAAGTTCCTCCACCAAATCATCCTGCAACTATAATTAGAATGGTATCCCAACAAGGTGGCTCTAGAAGTAGAGGTATTCAAAGACCTGTTCCCGAAAGAAAGGCAGTTACTATTAATGCAATGAAAAAACAAAAAGTATTAAAAAGTAAAAAAGAAACCACTACTACTGATACAGTTTTATTGAAAGCAATTAAAAATGTTGAAAAGGGTATAAAGGATAAAGTATCTAAAATAGGTCAATTAAAACAAAAAGTTAAACAACAAAAAGGTAAAACGAAATAATGAACACACAACTACTTTGCCTTTTTACAACCAAAGAAGAATTAGAGAAATCGATTCAATTTATATTAGGAAGTTATACTTTAACTAATCCAAATGTTTTTATATTAGAAAATAAAACACAATTGGAAGAATGTTATATTACTTTCAATGTCGAAAAAGGTTCGATTGCAATCCCATCCGATTGGAAAACAATTCTTGTACATAGAAAGAAACAATCTAATACGATATACACCATTAACGCTTTAAATGAAGTAGTTAAGTCAAAAACCGGTGGACAATTGGATAACTCTTATATGATTGATTGGGAAGAATTTAAAAATTGTATTCTTACAACATCTAATACAGGATACAAAAAAATACCTACAAAAGTATTCAAAAGTTTCAATACTCAAAATTTGGAATATTAAAATATTTTTCTTATATTTGATTTATGTCAATAAGAAAAAGATATAAACCAATAGAGATAACAGCTGACGACCCTTCGGACATTTTTGAAACTAATAGACGAGAACTTGCAAAAGCAATCGTAGATGGTATTCAACATGGTTTAAGGACTAAAAAGAAAAGAGTTGATTTTGCAAAAGTCCTAATTAAAGGAATTATAGTTATTACATTATCAATCGATAGTAGAGAATTTTCAGATTTATTAGAAGAACAATTACAAATCCTTATTGATTTTGAGGAGTATGAATCATGTGCATTAGTTGTTAAATTACAAAATAAGTTAAATAAACAAAAAGTATAGTTATGGTAGCTAAGAAAAAAGAAGAAGCTGAATTTCATATTGGTGATGGAAAACATTTAATAATGAAACAAACGACAATTGTTTCAATGAAAGACCAGTTGAGATTGATGACAGGCGAAGCGAGAAGTATATCATTGGATGTTGAAATAAAAGCAGACTTTGATAAAATACCACCACAATATCATCAGTTATTTATGCAGATGATGCAAGTAAGATATGGTGGATTGGTAAATATCTGGGACAATACTAGTCCATTCACACCACCTGAAAAGCAAAAGAAAAAGTGGTATCAAATTTGGAAATAAAATAAAATTATGTTATATTCACCAAGAATTCCGACCCCACCACCTATATCGGATATAAGAAAAGTAAAAAAAGCTATGAAAAAATTAGAAGGTAAAGAGTTATTTCCAAAACATAATCAAAGAACAAAAGATATGTTAGAAAACTCCAATATAAAAGAGATGGTAAATGGCCCTCAACACTATGGTGGTGTAGACAATCCATACGAAGTAATTAAAGTATGTGAAGCGTGGGGATTGGACAAAGATGCGTATTTGTTCAATGTG